TTATTTTTATCTTTGCTTTTTCTTATAAGATCAAATTTTTCCCAACCCGTTGACAAATTTTGTAAATGATTATCATATTTTTTTTCCCATTTTTCCTTCATATGTAGCATTAAATATTTAAAATTTTGTTCGTCAATGGTTTTCAAAATAAATTCGTTTAATAAAAAATTTTTTAGCTTCAACATTATTAAATTAATAAAATCGATTTTTGGAACATTTAAAATATTTTTAAATTCTGATATTAATTCAAATTCAACAAAATAATTAACTTTTGCTAGGAAAATTTTATCTATTTCTGGATTTTTTATCCTTTCCTTTTTATTTCGACTTTGTATGTTTGTTTCCATTTTCATGTTTATTCTTTTTAATTTAATATAAATATGAATATATTAGTTTATGACTATGGAACAAATGAAAAACCAAGTAATATTCAACAAAAACAATTTTGTAGTGATAATAAAGGTAAATCCAAAATTGATATTAATTTAATATTTATGTATATTACATTAAATGGTGCTAATCAAACTGTCACTGATCGGAATGCTTATCGTCAACTTCAATTTCAAGGAACTGCTACAATTCCTATTTCTTCCCATCTGAATCTGAAGACATAACCATTCTTGACAAGATGGTTCTTCATGGAAAGGAGATTGTAGACTATCTGGATGGAGGTTCTGCATGTCATCTTCAGCTTGAAGAGTATCCAGACAAGGAAACCTATGCAAAGCTTCTAGACGTAGCTGCACAGGTAGGATGCAACTACTGGACTACCAATGTAAAGATTACAATCTGCAACCAGTGTGGACATATTGACAAGCATACCTTGAAATACTGTCCTTCCTGTGGCTCTACAGATCTAGACTATGCAACTAGAATCATTGGCTATCTCAGACGCATATCCAACTTCTCAAAGGACAGACAGATAGAAGAATCTAAAAGGTACTACCATATGCCTAAATAGCGCCCTAGGATCGCTTCTAAGGCACTTATTTATCTTAGACGTATGATTTATCATGAAACGCTCCAAAGTCGCTTAGAAACGATTCTGGAGCGTTTTTAAGGCATATGGAGGAATGCCATGCTTAACTACTATGACTGCGACATATATCTTAACGAGATACCGGGAGAGATTAGCCTTGGCATATCCTTCACAGGCTGTCCCATTCACTGCAAAGGATGCCATTGGGAGCCTCTATGGGACAATAGGCTAGGGTCTCCTCTTACATATGAAACTTTTGAATACATGATTACAAAAAATAACTATGCTTCCTGCATACTGTTTATGGGAGGAGAATGGAGCAAGTTTCTTATCAACTTCATAAAGTATGTCAAAGGAGGCTATCCAGACAAGAAGACTGCACTGTATAGCGGACAGGAATTAGCTTTCTTTGAAGGTACTGAATACATGGACTATCTGGATTATCTCAAAGTAGGTCCCTACATGGAAGAGCTTGGAGGACTGCAGTCTCCTGATACTAATCAGAGACTGTTTAGGCTAGATAATGGAGAGATAGAGGAGGACTTAACCTTATGGCTACAAAAGAATACAGCCAAGATTCAATGACTGCACTAATATGCATGATAATATACAACCTATTTGAAAAGCATGCAGAACCTGATTCTAACATTAATGAAGATTTAGAATTAGATTCGCTAGATAGAATGGATATCCTTGTAGAGGTAGAAAAAGAACTAGGCTACGAAGAGAATGAGCTTTCATTCGACAAGGAACAGCAGAAGGCATTTGCTGAATGCAAGACTCCTTCTGACTTAGCCAAGTTCTTTTTGGAGATATACAATGCAAGACTGCAGTGATCTGTTTCAATACGAGTCTCCTTCTATTCCTGAAGGATGCATAGGAATATCACCAAGTGGTATATACAAGTTCTTTGATTATCCCTCTGTATGGTATAGAGAGAACTTTCTAGGAGAAGAGACAGAGTTTAAAGGCAATACTGCCTCTGTAACTGGAACCATATGCCATTACATCTATGAAAAGGTATCCAAGGGAGAACCTGTAGACAGAGAAGGAATAAATGCACAGCTTATAGCTTCTATGTCAGACAATCCTGATGTCAACATAGATGAAGTAATGGCAGCCTATCCTAGCGTAGCTATGGCTGTAGTGAACGAATATGTTCTAAAGCATCAGACAAAGAACCTATGGCTGGAAGAGAAGATAGCTGTAGAATACAGAGATGGAATCTATATCAAGGGAACCTATGACAGGCTTGAAGGCACTGTACTGTGCGACTACAAGAATGTCTCCAGAGTTCCTAATGAACCATTTCCATTCAAGTATTTAATGCAGTTAATGGCTTATGCTTGGGCATTGAGAAAGACTGGCAAGATAGTTGACAGTCTAAGGCTTATATACGGCATTAAGCCTACCAAGACTCTTCCTGCCAGATGTCTAGTTGCAGACAGAGCCATAGACTATGAACTGGAACAGCAGTTCAAGGACTGCATGGATCTCATAGCAGATACATGCCTAAAGGCTAAGGAAGATCCTTCTCTTGTATATCTTCTGTTCAAGTCAATGAAACTAAAGGAGGCATAGATGCCTGCAAAGATTCTTATCATTGGACGTTCCAATGTAGGCAAGACTACTTTGTTGAAGTCTTTAAAGAATGCTCTTGTCATAGCAGACGATGGAAAGCCTTTCAGTCTGCCTATGGCTCATGTCAACATAGTGGAGTTTGATGGAATCAATGCATTTCTTGATACTGTGGAAGAAGCAGTAGGCAAGTATGCAGACAAGTTTGGACAGACTCCAGACACTATCTGCTTTGATTCTGTATCCAGAATCTTCACTGACATAGAGACGTTCAATTCAAACAAGTACAAAGGCTTCGATGTATGGAGCAATGTCAACAAGGACGTAAATGCATTCTGCGAATGCATCAATCAGCTGAATGCTAATGGATTCAACGTAGTTCTTATTGCTCACTGCTCCTATGATGAAAAGACAGGAAACTACTCCGAGGTAGCAAAGGGTTCCTTTGCAAAGCTTGGAGGATTCATATCAACGGTAGACGAAGCAGTCTATCTGGACATGCAGGGAACGAAGAGAATCGTCCATCATAGAGGAAGCAACATGTGCAGAACTCTTATTGATTCTCTTCCTGACAAGGAACCTGTAGAGCAGTTCAATCTGCAGGAATATCTCAACCTTTTACAACAGAAAGCTGACAGCATTGCTGATCAGTGGAGGATTTAGCTATGGCATTTTTCAAAGTTAAAAAGGACGCAGAAGCAGTCCGTGATACTGACGGCAATGGCAGCAAGTACATCAACAAGTCTGGCATCTATGACATTCTTATCAAAGAAGTCATTGTAGACAGATCTCCATCTGGTTCTGAGTACATCAATCTCTTCTTTGAGTATGATGGTCAGCCTCAGACCATCTATACTGCAATTCGTCTTACCAACAAGGATGGTTCAGAGAACTTTGAAGCATCTCTGTTTAATAAGCTCTGCATCATTCTAGGTGGCGGAGAGGAGATTGAAATTGATGATCCTGTTGAAAAGAAGTGTCCTATCGGTGCTGGCGGTGCAATGAAGGACTGTGCAGTTCTTGAACAGTTTGAAGATGCTCCTATCACTGTCAGGATTCAGATGGAATATTCTCTCTACAATGGAGAGATTCAGCAAAAGAAGCGCATCAAGAACTTCTTTGACTCCATTACCCATTTGACTGCTTCCGAGATTATCAACGGATCTGAGGAAGCAAAGCAGTATGAAAAGGAAATGGCCTATGCTGACAAGACTGTTTACAAGGATGATCTTACCGAAACTGACATACAGGACTGGATTAATTCTCGCAGGAGTGGTAGAGACACTACTGCTAAGGCTGCTTCAAAGCCAGCTGCAGGAAAGAGATCATTCTCAATCAAGAAATAGACAATGATAAAAGCATAGAATAGAAAGAACAACATGCCTTAGCAAAGCCTCCTATAGCAATATAGGAGGCTTATTTATTTGGAGGTGCTATGAAAGAGCTAACTACTGGAACCGTTATGGATCTGTTTTCCAGATGCCTTATTCATGCAGTAGAAATATTTGGAGACTGTGCAGGAGACGACTATGATCATTTCATGCTGACTCTTAGCAAAGCCAAGTTCTCTGAAAACAGTTCCTATATTCTAGCTGCATTGCTTACCATGACTGAAGATGATCTTGCATACGCATGTGAAGAAATATCTGAATTTCTTAAGAGTGATTCCAATACTCCAAAGGAACAGATTGACAAGGCTATTACTGCATCCAAGTACATAATGGAATGCAATATTAGAGATGATGAACAATTCCTTACTCCTAAGGAAATGGCAGAATGCATTACCGAAAACTTTAGCGTTAGATGCAGTCCACAGATAATTAATAGAATTCTTATTAGCCTTGGATATCAGGTAAAAGATCCTGTAGTAAGATATGTTCCTACTGGAAAGGCTCATAAGGAAAAAGTCTATCAGTATGAAACTGTAAGCAAGCATTCAACCTTAAAATGGAGCACTGTTCTAGTTCCCAAGATTTTAGGAGAAATGTAATGCAGTATAATGCAGTAAAGTATATTTATCCAAAGCCT